CTGTATGCTCCTTAATATTTAATGAGAAATTGAACTGCTAAGTTGCGTGGGCGTGTTTCTTGGTCTCCCGATAACACACCCGTTTTTGCACCACATGGGTAATTCACTCGGCCGAGTGAATATGCACTTGCACTTGTAGAACATACCCCTGCATCCCATACGTTACTTTGCCAGCCTGTGGCGGCAGAGACCCCAGCTACATTCACCCCTTCTGCTTGATTGCTACCCAAAGTACGCCCTGCATCAATACCGCGCGCATCATCAAAGCCGCGCAGGAACTCACCACGAGAATCAGGCAGGTTGAAGGTCGTTGCGCCATCACCAGCACCGTACAAAGTCCCGATCTCGGTAAACAATGCGGCATAGGTTGTGCGGCTCACAGCGGCACCATTGGCCTTTAAAAAGCCTGTATGCACCGTACCTCCAAAAAACGGAATAGCGGCACCGACTGGAATAGAGTTTGAGCCAGCCGCAATCAGCGCTGCAACAGCAGTATGCACTTGCTGATAGTTTGTATGGCTTGGTGTAAGCCCCGCCTGACTCACTAGATAACGAAGCTCTTCAGTGATCATATAGTACCAGTGCGCACCAGGCTCAGTTGGATTCAAAGCTGTTGCTGGATCTCCCTGTCTAGGATAACCCGTCGCTGGTGTCGCTGGCGCGGTCGGTGCCGTGTTGGCTTCCACGTCTGCTTCATAAACTCTATCCATTATATTCTCCTTTTTTATCCATATGCATAAAGCACTTGTGTATGTGCTGGTTTATCTTCATCAATCGCACATTCAAGCAACTCATTACCCCATGATCGCAACGGCTCATCCACGCCAGAGCGCACAGTTGCAACACGTATCGTTGTTGCTGGGGCATTGATACGAAACCAAAATGCCCATGCTTGATTGAAAAGCGGTTGATTAACACCAGAGCGTACTGTGTGACGTTTAAATTCTGTGATAGTGACTGTGAAGCCAAGCTTGGCAGCTAGGTCGATAAAATATTGGCGCGATTGACCACCGCGCTCGGTTAATTTTGCATGCGCCGCATCACGACGTTCGCCCAGCGATATTGCCAAAGGTGCGCATGCACTTGGCAAGCCAAGTTCGGTCTCCCAATCATTTAATAATTCAGATGCACTGCGCGGATCAAGCTCACGCAACAAGTCATCAACACGACCATCCACCCGTGCCAGCTCGGCTGACATGGCATCAAGCAGACTATGCAGCTGCGAGCCATCCGATATATCCAGCACATCAGACGGAGGTAGCAATACAAGAAGTTGCTGGCGATAATCATCAAGTGTCATTGCCACGTGATAACTCCAAGCGTGGCAATCTTGCCTGTGGTATTGGTCACATCAGCGGCAGGTACAGAAAGCACATGGTTGGTCTCACCTGCCGCAATCGAAATGGCTTCGCGGATATGGCTCAAAAGAATTGTGCCACCAGGTGTGGCTTCGCAGGAAATTAAATCATTGAGTTCAGCGGTCACGGCTGCCTGCGTGGTTGCATCATTGGGCGTGAGTGCAATCGTCATGGCTATCGGAGCAGCAACAGGCGCAACCACGGTCAAATCAGCCGTCACAGGGCGCAGCGCATCAATATATGTCTGCACCTCTGCCACCTTGGCAGCATCAGGAATCAAGCTGCTTGGATCATTATCCACCACAAAACGCACACTGACCGTGCCTATGCCAAGTTCTTGTGCGTACACCCAAGCACGGGTCACGCCTGCCACCTCAAGTGCCCAGGTCACATAATCCGATGCTGCACCGCCATGTGACGCGCTGCGAATACGATCAAGAGTGCGGGTGCGATAAGCTTCATCAGCTTCAACATCTGCACCGTTCGTAATGCCTGCAGCATCCACCGTCACACTGCTATCCACACCTACAATCGGCGAAACAAGCGACAAAGCACTTGCTGATGTGGTATTGCCATTGATGCCGGCAACCACGGCGGTTACAGCTACACTGGCAACACCTGCGGCAATGTTTGCAATCGCATCGGTGGTGAATTGCACAGCATCACCACGCTGAATCAGTGTGCCTGCGGCGATACTGCTGCCATCGACACCTGTGAATGTGACACTGCCCTTGGCGGCGACTGCCTGCTTGCGCGGCACGCCCCAAATGGAGCCATGTCGATCAAGCATGTCTGCATCGGCAGTATCAACGAGAATCTGTTTAGCTACCCATTCAAGGTAGCCATACAAACCATGCGTGCTACCAGCCTGAATGCGAGCCAGCACGCCCAAAAGCGTGCGCCGCAAGCTTGGATCAGCACCCGGTAAGCGTGCGCTAATATCCGACTGAGCGCGGCTCAATAATGTTTGCAGATCAGGTCTTGATAAAGCCATTATGCCACCTTCCAAAGTTGTTCAAATTGATATGCCAGGTTCTCACCTGTCGGTTTGGTAATGATTGTTTCAAGTGATAAAACACCCGTGCGAAGCCATGTCGCATTCACATCCACAGCCTTGGCAACACCATCATCTACCAGCCATTGCAATGCTTCCTGTGCATATTCACGGGCACGATTGAGTACGGATGGTGTTTGTTTTTCGCGTGATAAAAGCCACAGGCGCGAACCGAAACGATCATCCTGTTTGTCCGCATAAGCATCCGCCCAAAAACCACGGCGATCATCACCAGCATCAGGCAATACATCATCTTTGTTGGCGCGGGCATGGGTAAATAGAGATAGCATCACAGCGGTCTGTAAACCATTATCCACCAAAGCATCACTGCCGCTCAAAGCAATGTCGGCTTTGACGGTGAGCGGATCAAAAACAAGTGCCATATCGGTCATTGCGGTGCTCCTGTCGTGCCGCCGCTATCGCCTGGATGAGTGTGGCTTGAAAAATCAATGCCGCCAATACTGAGCGAACCGCTAACAACGCCATTGCCATTGAGTGTTAAATCACCATTGATCGTCATGTCGCCGTTGTGCGTGGTGCCCAGCGCTGATTCAAGCACAATGCCTCCGCGCGTTAATTTCACGGCTTGCCCAAGATCATCATACAAAGCCACCTCACCTTCAGCCAATTTCAAGCGATAGCGGCGATCATCCACAGCAATCACAATGGGATGCGAGCGGCTTGCCCCAACATTAAGAATCAAAGCATCCGATTCAGGGTGCGGGTGGGCTGTAAGCCCGTATTGCTGCATGCGTTCCACGCCATCCAGCGTTTCATCTGCCAGTGCTGTGAGCTGCAAGGTTTGCAGACCGCCTGTATCTTTAATCATCTTGACCACGCCACGCGTGACCAACAACGCCAAGCGGCGTTTCAGCGGCGCTAGCATTTTCTCAATAAGTCTTATGGCCATGCTGTCACATCCTTTTTCGGGGGCACTGCCAGCACATCAAATGCACCCTGCGCAAGCACGCTGATTTCAGTGCGTGTGCCATTCTCATCACGCACAAATGACACGGTTGAAATCAGCATGTCGGTCTTATGAAGGGGCGGTTGTTGATGTGGATCAGTGATGCTCACCACGGTGTTTTCTTGCCATAGCGTGAAATCATCTGCCAGCCAGCCAGCTACGGTGTAGGTCAGAGGCTTGGCTTTTGCGGCACGAACATTGCGCTCAAAGTTCACTTTCTTTTGCAAATCGGTGGCATCGTCAGCTTGAATCGTTAAAGGCCTATAGCGCAACACGCCTTGGTCATGGGCTGTGGATTTTATTTGTGTGGCGGCTTCACCTGAAGACCCATCAGATTGCGGGGTCTCATGCCTGACATCATAATCACGATAGCGATCGCGCATGGAAGCCGTGCCATTGCATGCCAAAATATTCTCACCGAATACCAATGCGCCAGCCGAACGGTTTTTACTTGGCTTGGTAATCACCAAGCTGCCCAAGGTATCCGATACAAGCAGCAATCCGCGATGTGCTGCCAGCGATGATAATAACTCAAAACACAATTGCCCTGGCTCAAATGTCCGATTGCCAAATACCGCGCCCACATCCACCTTTGAAAGTGCTGAAATACCGAATGGTTTGCACACCTGCTTGGCAATCTGCAAAAGTGTTTGCCCTTCAATTTGGGTGGGTACAACCGAACAATCCACCAAATCACCTGTCGCATCACGACCCGAAATAGCAATGCTGTGAGTTTCTTTGTCATACGACACACTGCGATCATCTACTGTGCCATTGATGATGGTTTCACCATCGAGCTGTAGCTGACACAAATCACCCTCTTTGATGGAAGCCATGCCCGACGATTGACTCCAAGCATCCCATACATCTGTCACACTCAAATTAAATGAGCCTGCAACCTGCTCAAGCGAGCGGGTGACACGTACCGACTGCCAGCCTGAATATTCAACACCATTGACCAATAAAATCACATTAGGCATTGAGTACCTCCAACGCTTGCCCAGCAGGCACAAAGCTTGGATGGTGAATATTGTTGCGGCGCACAATCTCTGATTCACGCTTGGCATCGCCATGAATGCGCTGCGCAACTACCAAAGCAGGCATGGTGTCTAAAGGTGTGAACTGGCTGATTTGTGGCAACTGTGCAGCACGGTTGGTTAAATCTTTGACTACCACTGCACGCAAATCCATCAATGCCACATACATATCATCAGATGCTGTATCTGCCAAAACATCCAAACGCTCTGCCAAATCATCACGCATCACGGTGGCTGCTGCACTGCTATCAGGCACAACCACGCTGGATGTGCGTGCCGCCTCAATGGTGGCTGTTTGTTTGATCAAGTCTGCGGTCGCCTGCTGATTGGCAGATTCAACTTTGCGTGCAGGCGTGTTGCTATTTGTTGCAGGCAAGGATGTGCCAAACAATGATAACTCATTGTAAGCGCGGAACGCATCCAGCGGATTAGAAAAGACATTGCTAATCGCATTGATAGAACTGGATATGTCGATGGCAAGTGCCAATGGATCACGAATCAGATTCGTTGTCTCGCTCTGCAATGCTCCTAAGCTATTTTGGAAATCAGTCAGCAAAGACGGTACGCCTGGCATACTTGCTGCGACTTTGGATATAGCTGCCGTTGCAGCATCGATATTGGCAATCGCCGCATCGGAAACCCATCCCGGTTGCTTGTCCACGCTGAATTTCTTGGAGAAATCCTGATTAGCCGCTGTGATCGCCGCTGTGGCGTTTTTATCAACTTCTGATGCTGTACTGACCGCAGAATTGGGAAATAAACGCTGACCAGCCTCAACAAAGGTGATGCTGAATGTCGCCATGCCACCTTCGGATGTGGATTCACGCAGGCGATAAGTCTCGACCTGCACCTGCAAACGCCCAAGCCAAGGATGGACAAGCTCCGCTGCCCCCGCTTTTTCCAAAGCCGTGCGCATGGCATCACGCCGAACCATATAATCAGAGCCAACAAGCAACATCTCAAGCGAATGTGTGCGCGCTTTGCGCCCCAAATCTTCCGCCCAAGGCACATCACGCCCCGGATATTCATGCTTGGCAACACGACGACCACCCTCCGTGTCCTGCGATTTTACGCCGAACGCCACACCACGGAAACTGCCTTGCTGCATACCAGCGCGACCTTTGTATTCCACAGCCATCAGCCTGCACCTGCGTGCATCACGCCGTTATCAATGGTTGTATCGCCAATCAATCCTGTCGTTTTAACAGCATGCACACGTGCACGACCATCTTGATCAATCTTGATATTCATATCCATGCGCGGATTTTCACGAATAGCCAAGGCTTGTTTTGAGCCTTCATTGCCAAAGAACGCGCCGACCTTATTGGCTTCATAACCAACAAAATCACCAAACATGGTTCCATTTACATACTTATCATTGATCACTGTGCCTGCGCCATACCCAACAGCTGCGGCACCACCAAACAAGCCTAAACGCGAAAGCAAGCCTTTCATGCCCCTGAAACCACCAGATGCCATCGCCTTATTGCTAGCAATTTGATAAGCCACAGAAGCAAGCGTTGCAGCCTTCCAAGCTTTGCTTAATCCACCCAAAGCACCTGCCATACTAGCAAACATCGAGCCAGCTCCAACAGCCTTTAAGCCCAACATTGCAGCGATCATGGCATAAATGCCTCGCACAACGCCAACAAGCATGACTGCAATCTGCAGACCTTTGATGCCCGCCAGAATAAAAAATAAATGCTGCCAGCCGCCAACAAGGGTGGCCATGTATGATGCAGATGAATAAATCTGTTTTACAACGCGATAAAATGCTTTACCTATCTCCCAAGCTTTTTTCAAAGCCGTGGTTACGTGCTCACCAAACTGCTTCGCGAGCAATTCAAGCTGACCGTTGTTTGCCATCTTGTTAATCAAATCAAGAAACCCTGAAAGCTTGGTTTTCATAAAATCAAACACACCTGATTTCATCACCAATAACTTAAAGCGCGTCCATTGGTCAGCAAGGTTGGAGACCATACCCTTCCATGTTTTTGATTGTTCTTTCATCGCGCCTGCATATTTTTCATTCCAGATCGCTTCAAGCGTGGATTGAATCAAAGCACGGTTGTTTTTATCAACAATCTTTCGACGCTGCTTGCCATTTTTATCGGTATATTCAAAAGCTGTTTGATTGCCTTTGGTCATGGCTTTAATGCCAAACTCTTTCAATCGTTCATATTCACCTGTTACAGCATCAGCAATAGCTTCCACAGCCTGATCAATCGGTTTGCCCATCGCCGCAGCTGTATCACCCAGCGTGCGCAACAAGCCATTCATAGGGTCTAAACCAAAGCTGCGAAGCTTCACAAATGAACCCATCACTTGATCTAACTCAAATGGGGTCGATGTGGCAAAGTCAGATACCCAATCAAGGGATTTTTGAGCCTTGGCAGAGCTGCCTTCAACGGTTTTAAGAATGGCACTGAATTGTTCAAACTGCGCGGCAGTTTGTGTGAAGTTACGCAATGCGAGACCACCAAGCCCAAGCCCTGCTGCACCAATCTTTGCTACACTGGCAGTCACGCGCTTTAGATTCGACATACTTTTGGTAAGCGTTCCAGTCGATTTCTGCATGCGCTTCATAGGAGCAGTCATTTGGTCAATCGCACGGATGACAATCGACATTTTCTGTGTGCTCATCTACAATCCCCCTATGACCTATATTCATGCAGCCTTTGTTTTCTTTTGCCTATTCACTTATGGCTGGCAAGCAGCCTTGTTTGTGTTGCTTTTCCCCTTCTTGTTCGATCTGCTAAAAACGCTCTACTTTCACTTGAACGAAACAGTCACACCTCATTGAAACGCTCTATTTGAGCATGCCAATCCAAGAAATCATCCACATCCATAACCATTATCTCTGATGGCTGAAAGTGAAATTGATAAGCTAGATCGGCTGCTAAGTCCCGCCAGTTGGAAGGACTCCGCCGAAAAAACTTCCCAATTCCTCGGATAGCACCGCAAAATCTTCCGCATCAACATTCGCAATAACGGCTGGGCTCTCGCCCGAAAGCGCAACCAACAACGCTTCAGCTTTTTCAATCTCACCATCAACAGCATCCATCATCTTTAAATGTTTAATTTTTGGCCGCTCAAGCGTGATGATTTCAACCACCGCATCACCCACTGTGACAGGGTATTTCAGCTTGATTTCACTCATGCTTTCACCTCATCACAAACAATGCCGATAAACTTGGCTTTGATTTCACCACCTGAAAGCGTTGGTGGTTCAGAGCACCACGCCTGACGCAAAACATGAAATGAGCCATCATCGCCCTCAAAGGAAATATCTTCATTGGTGATGTCGGCAATGGCTTTGACGCTGATGCCTGCCTTTTTGGTAAATGTGGCATCAATGGACGGTGCTGAAGGAGCTTCGGTATAACCCGCCACACCCTGATCATCTTCCACCGCATCACGCTTCATGCCACCATAATCCAAAGATGCGCCCTGCTTGCTGCGCACAATGCCCATGGATGGAATAGTGATAGAAATCTTACCTTGTACTTGATTCGACATGATTTACCCCTTAAACCTTGAATTGAACCAAGTTGGCGGCAATGCGCAGCTGGTTCACTAAATTTGGTTGATCAACTATATTGACGCGGTTCGGATTGGCTGGGTCGATTTCAACAAACATCGATACCGCATAACCCTCGAAATCTTCCATCAAGCCTTGCTCTATTTCGCGTTGATACACAGCGCGCATGGTTGCCGAAATATCTTTCGGACGGGCAATCGCCTGACCCGGCGCAACAGGTTGAGAATCCATAGCCAATTTATGGCGCGGATAACGCAAGCCGATTTCAGAGCGCACGTTGTAGCGATGCACTTCAAGCGTTTCAGGTGTGTTCACATACAAATATGCCACATCATCCACACCTGCATCATTGACCTGGTATTGTGTAATAGCAGCTTCAATGCGCACCGTGCCATCAGGCGCAACGCTGAATGTCGAGATGCCGTCAAACAGCGCAAGGTTGCGCTCAACATCTGACCAACGATCAGTAATCGACGGAGCCAACATGCCAGTCAAAGCCAAGGTTTGCAGTGGGCGGGCTGGATCAATGTTTAATTGCTCCGATGCCCGCGCACAATAAATCGCCGCCACGATACATGGCTGAGTTGGACTGTTTTGAATACCCAAGATGGACACATGTGCCGAATTGCGAGCCGCACCAAATGTAAGCGATGCCGCATGTGATGCTTTGTAAGCACCAAACGCACGACCACCCATTTGCTGCATTGCGCCATAACGCGCTGTTAGCTCAGTTTCCAAAGCCACCATATTGGCTGTGTCGGTGTATGGCATAGCAATCCAGCGATACCATTCAGATGCCATGGCAGCAATCGCCACCGCAATATCTGGGTTGCCAGTGCCACTTGCCATGGCCGTGATAGTTGCGCCAACACCCGCAGGTGTTTGCTCACCATAATAATTCAAGCGAACATCAATATCGTTGCCACACTCGCCTTTGTGTTTGGCTGTGAATGTAACTGTACCTGTCACATTTGCTGCCGTGACAGGCAAAGATGTGTCGGCTGTAATCGCAGCCACCAATGCATCACCAATCACTGTGGCGGAATCACCCGATGCAACGGCAAGCTGTACGCGTTTGCCACCAATATAAACATTCATCGTGCCTGTTTTGGTAGCTGGACCTGTCAAAACAATCGTGCCTGTTGCGGCTGCACCTGCGACAAGATCATCCAAAGCAATCGCCCAGGTCTCAACCCAAGGGTCAATCGCCATGGCTGCCTGACACATGCCTGCCAACTGTGAACCGCGACCAAAATAATCTTCACCCATTGTTTGTGATGTGATACGTGTTGGCACACCTTTGGCAACGGTACCCGCAGCCAAACGCTGCCCAATAATCAAACGCTTAAAGCTGGCTTGCGCCAAACCTGCCAAGGATGCATCAAATTCAATAAATGCCCCTGGTATCCGCAAATTTGCTGGAATCTGTGTAAATGCAATACCCGTCATTTGTTCGCTCCTGTTGTTACTTTTTTAATTTCAATCACGTCACCATCATTCAATCGGCGCACCCAATATGGTGAGCGAAGCTTTACCTCGCCTTTGGCATCCAAGGCTCTGCGGGTGATCGGATCACGCACCACAACATCCTTGCTGGCTGGTTTAATTTTTATCGTTGCGTTCTGTTTCGTCATTGTGGCAATGTCTCCTCTGTTACAAGTTCAGGTTCTGTATCGGTATCAAGCTGTGAATCAGCATGGAACGTGATGAAATCATTGACTGGTAGCGCCGCCGCTTTCTCTTCGGTGTAATACGTCGCCTCATAGCGTAGCACCACATCACCAAAAGCCTGATCGCCTGAGCCATCGGCATTAATATCTGCATCTTTTAACTGCAAATCAGCCACCAACCCGCCAAGGTTGCCTGATACATCTATGGCATCTTCAATCTCCAAAGCCATCACATCCAAAATGGATTCCGCCGTGTCTGTTGCACTGGCAATGCCGCGCACTTCAACTGTCAATACACGCTTCATATCGCGTGGCGATTGCTCATCTACATATTCAACCAATTCCTGCCGCGTATAAACGCGTAACAATGGCAGCTCAGATTCTTGATGTTGATACACACGCCCAGCAAACACCGATGCGCCCGTAGTGGTCAAGCCCGTCAATGCAAGCACAACAGCATCACGAATCGCTTGGCGATTGTGCGCCATCAGACTTTCTCCAACTCAAGCACAGTCATGCCTGTGCCATCGGGATGAATACCTATCACCGTGTAGTTCACCGAACGAATAACTACCGCCGCGCCATGCGCTACAGCTGCTGCATCCGCCTCATCCATCAGCACCACAGGGTTGGATGATTCAATCTCCAATGAAGCAATAAAATCCTTATCAAAGATCACGGTAACAGGAAGACCGCCAAGCGTGGCAGTCTCCCCGAAATCCGCAAAAAACGGCGCGCGATCTTCAATAAACATTTTATTGTTTAGTCTTCAGCTTCTTTTTCAGCAGCTTCTTTTTCAGCAGCTTCTTTTTCAGCAGCTTCTTTTTCAGCAGCTTCTTTTTCAGCAGC